AAATATAATTAAGCAACTTATAATACTATCTAAAGATGGTAAAAGATTCACTCCAAAACTAAGTCAATTATTTAGAGCATTTGAAGAATGTCCTTATGATGAACTTAAAGTGATTATATTAGCACAAGATCCATATCCAAGATTAGGAGTAGCAGATGGTATAGCATTTAGTTGTAGCAATACTATGGAACAAGAATTAAGTTTAAGACTTATTTTAAATGAAATAAATAGAACTGTTTATGATGGTGTTGGACAATCCCATAATCCAGATCTTAAAAGATGGGCTAATCAAGGTATATTAATGTTAAATACTGCACTTACAACTACAGTAGGTAAAACAGGACAACATTATGCAATATGGAAACCTTTTTTAGCTTATTTATTTGATTATCTAACTTTTGCACACACAGGACTAATATATGTGTACATGGGAAAACAAGCAAATGAATGGAAAGATTTAGTAAATGATATGAATTACAAATTTTTTCTAAATCATCCAGAGAGCGGTGCATATAATAAAAATCAAAAATGGGATTGTAAAGATTTATTTACAGATATACAAAAGATTTTAAAAGACAATAATAATTTTTCTTTAATTTGGTAACATGAATGAAATATTTAATAAGTTAATAAAAGAAAAGTTAACACCTAATTCTTTATATGTTTTACATTGTGTAAAAAATAAACTATCCCCATCTAAATCTTTGGTTAATTCTAGTTTAGAAATACATAGATTAAAGAATGAAAATTGGTTAAATGAAGATTTGCAGTTAACTAGTAAAAGCTTTATCTTTATGGAAGAGTTAGACTCTTACTTTAAAAAGAGTAAAAAGAAGACTTCTAAAAGTTTAATGGGAGATAATTTTGATACAAATATTAAATTGTACAATGAATTATTTCCTGCTAAAAAACTTGGAAGTGGTAAATATGCAAGAACTAATATAAAGAACTTAGAAACAAGTTTTAGATGGTTCTTTGAAAATTATGATTATACATGGGAAACTATATTAAAAGCTACTAAAAAATATGTTTTTGAATATAGTTTAAAAAATTATGAATACATGAGAACTTCTCAATACTTTATTAGAAAACAAAACTCAGATAAATCATTTGAGTCTGATCTAGCTACTTACTGTGACATGTTAAATTATGGTAGCCCTAATGAAGAACAAGACATATTCAAAGAAAAAATAGTATAATTTGGAACAGTTTAATGGTGCAAAGCCTTTAAAGGCTATTAGTAAAGTACGTGCTTATGAAAAAGCTCTCTTAGAAATGAGAGGGAGAATGGATGGTAGAATAAAAAGTCTTGTAACAGCATGGCCAAAGTTTAATGATGCTACATTAAATGGTTTAGAATGGAATACTTTAACTGTAGTTGGAGCTAGACCTGGTGTTGGTAAGACTTTGTTTATGGAGCAACTAGTTACAGAAGTTATTGCTCTTAATCAAGATCAAAACTTTCATGTGTTGCAATTTCAATTTGAAATGCCTGAAAAAACTCTTGGTATGAGAGCGTTTTCTGCTATAACTCAAAAAGACTATGGTGTTTTACATAGTAAATATGAACCTTTACAAGAAGATATTTATGAAAAATGTAAACAATATACAAGTACACTAAATAAAAATAATAGAGTTTTTTCTATTTATAGACCGTGTACTGTTAATGAATTTTGTGCAAGTATAGATTATCATTTTAAACAGCATGCGATTGAAAAAAATGGTAAAAAAATATATCCAAAATTATTGGTGACAGTGGATCACTCAGCTTTATTTAAAAAAGATAAACATGAGAAAGATAGATTTGAAATGCTATATAATTTTGGTGAAGCACTAACACTTATGAAAAGAACGTATCCTTTATCATTTGTCATTTTAAGTCAATTAAATAGAAATATTGATGACCCTAAACGTGCTATGGAAGGTACATATGGTAATTATGTTTTAGATTCTGATTTATTTGGTGCTGATGCATTATTACAACATGCTGATATAGTGCTTGGTATTAATAAACCAGCTGCTAGAAAAATTAGATATTATGGCCCAGAAAGAATACAAATAACTGATCCAGAAACTCTTGTATTTCATTTCTTAAAATGTAGAAATGGTGATACTAGAATGAGTTTCTTTAAATTAGATAGAGATACAATAAGAATAGTAGAAATGAATACACCAACACAAAATAACAAATTACAAATATGAGTACAAGACAAGAGAATCAAAAGATTCTTATGGCAACACATTTGCCAACATTTAAGAGGTTGAAGATCATTGACCCTTATTTTATTGCTAAGTCTGCATGGGCTCCTCCTGGAGAACCACTTAAAATGCAGTTCTTTCCTAATGAATTAAAACAAGGAAGAGATATCTATACAGAGCTTAGTGATTTTAATGGAGTATCAGAAGATCCAACACACACATTGTATAAATTAAAGCATAATTCTTTCTATGCAGAAGAATATCCTTTGGAGCAAAAAACTAGTAAGTCGGGTAATGATTATGAAGTATATGTAATTCCTATTGAAGAATTAGTTGCTGTTGATAAAAATACAGGTAAAGAAATACCTTATAATGCTTATCAAGATTATCTAAAAAATCCCCCAAAAAAAGAAGAAGTAGAAACTAAACCTGCTGATTTTCCAAACTTTACTGAAGAATATCTTGATGTGGGATTAAAGAAAAAAGAAAAAGATGATACTAACTATGTTCCTTGGAAAGAAGATGATAAAGATTTAAAGAATTTTCCAGATTGGTTAAACACTTTAGATAGAATAGCAAGTGCATTAGAAAAAATAGAAAAAAAGATAAAATGAGTATAGTACTTCCAACAAAAAAAGTAAAAAAAGAAAGAGTTAATCCTAAAAGATTAATAATCTACAGTAAACCAAAGACAGGTAAAACAACTGCTTATGCAGGCTTAGAAAACAATTTAATATTGGATCTAGAAAATGGTAGTGAGTATGTTGAAGCTTTAAAAATGAAAATTAATAACCTTCAAGAACTTTTAGCAGCTGGTAAAGCCATAAAAGATGCAGATAAACCTTATGATTATGTTACTATAGACACAGTGACTGCATTAGAAGAAATGGTAATGCCTTTAGCACTAAAGCTTTATAAAGCTACAAGTATGGGTAAGAACTTCTCTGGTGATAATGTAACTACTCTTGCAAATGGTGCAGGATATTTATATATTCGTCAAGCTTTCTTTCAAGTTTTAGATTTTATTGATACATTAGCACCTCACATTATTTTATCTGGTCATATTAAAGACAAAGTAGTTGATGATAAAGGTGAACTAGTTATGGCTGCAAATATTGACTTAACAGGTAAAATAAAATCATTAATATGTGCTAATGCAGATGCTATTGGTTACATGTTTAGAAAAGGTAATCAAACAATTATCAATTTTAAAAATGATGATAATGTAACATGTGGAGCTAGACCTATCCACTTAAGAGATGAGCAAATAGTCATTTCTGATATGAATGAGAAAGGTGAGATAACAACTCACTGGAATAAAATTTACAAATAATTAATTAATAACTAAAAAACAAAAATCAATGGGTTTAAGTACAACAGATTTAACCACAGAAAGTGGCAGCGGAATGCCAAAAACAATTGCTCCTGGTAATCATGAATTAAAAATTAACAGTCTTAGATTAGATGAATTTAGATTTATAGAAGGTGCGTATCATTTATTGATAGAGATGGAAACAATGCCTATAGAAGGTTTTGAAGGATTTTTGCGAGATAGAAATGATGAAAGTAAAGGACGATATGAAGGACAAATTGGTAGAGTCAAAGCTAGTCAATATGCTTTTGCTGATGGTGAAACTAAATCAGGTATTAAAATTCAAAGAGATAGATCAGTATTAATGTTTCTAAAAAACTTATCTAATGCTCTTGGAATTAATGATTGGTTTGCTGAACAAGATAATAAACATGAGACTATTCATGATTTTGTGAAAGCTTTTAACGATACTGCACCTTACCAAGATAAATACTTACATACTTGTCTTGCAGGTAAAGAATATGAAAACAAATCAGGATACATTGCATATGATTGTTGGTTTGCAAAAGCACAAAACAAAAAATATGGTTATGCTCCATCTGCTAAAAACGTGTTAACTTATGATGAATCTAAACATTTGAGAAAGATTGAGAACAAGCCAGTTGAATCTTTTGGTAATGATGATGATTTATCTATACCTATGAAAACAAGTTCAGATTTTAATCTAGACTAAGTTCATATTAATTTAAAATAAGGGGGAGATTTATTAGTCTCCCCTTTATTATTTAAAACCAAAATATGATTTCAATTAAAAATTTAATTTCTGATTTAAGTGATATACCTACAGGATGGCCTTTTGAACATTACTTGGGATTATCTGAAACACTTGATGGTCAAGATGTAAAGATAAGATCTATAGTTAATACAAGAGAGCGTACTCCTTCAATGTGCATTTATCTTAATGCTACTACTGGAAGATATTGTTTTAAAGATTTCTCTTCTGGTAATGGTGGTGACTCTGTTGAGCTAGTAAAAATTATTTTTGGACTTACACGGGGACAATCTGCTATGAAAATTATTCAAGACTATAATCAATATGTTCTAAACAATGATTGTAATCCTATACAAGAATATAAAGTTCATAGTAGATATAAGGTAACTGATTATGAAATCAGACATTGGACAACAATTGATCAAAAGTATTGGACTAAGTTTAATATTGGTTCTAGACTCCTTGAGAAGTATAATGTGGCCCCATTGCAGTACTATATAATGACTAAAGAAGATAATAATGGTAAGGAAAGTTCTATAACTATTAAAGGTCTTAGTTTATATGGTTACTTTAAAGATGATGGTACACTTTATAAAGTTTATCAACCTAAAGTTTCTGATAA